CCATGGTTGGGGTCGCAATGAAGGCGGGACTCTCGCCCCGTGCAACCATCATACACCGTGCTTGGCCATGGTCAACCCTGTGCAGTCACAATCTGTAACGCATCCTCGACGCTGCGCGCGACGCCAGCAATGCCGCCTGCTGCCTGCACGGCCTCCAGCCATTGCCGCTGCTCCGGGCGCAGGCGGCCGGTGGAGCTCTTCACCTCGATGCTGGTGAACACCGCCACCTGCTGGCCCACCATGTCCGGCGTGATCGTGCGCGTGGTCCAGCCGATCAGATCAGCGCTGCCAACCGCCAGGCCGAACGTCACCGGGCGGCCGTTGGCATCCCGCAGCGTGCCGGTGTTGTTGCGGTACAGGCGCACCGGGCCGCGGCTGAGGGCAAGGCGGATGTGCTGCTGGATCTGTTGCTCGGTCACGTCATGCAATAGCCAGACTCGCATCCATCCTGCTCGTCAATCCATTCGGGGAACAATCCAAGTTGATCTGGAATCGCAACAGACAGTGGCTTGCATCGTCCACTTATGAAAACCTGATCCTTGCCGATAGCTGCGCGCTTGGCGTTCAGCATTTCTTCAAGCTGAATCACGCGCTCAAATAGATCTGGCCGTTCTTGCCTCATCGTGATCCATTGGTCGGTGGTTTTGTAGGGGCAGAACCAGCAGCTGGATTTGGGCGGCTGGGGCAGGCCGGCTTCGCGCACCACGCGCAGGCAATCGCTGCGGCTGAGACCGAGCTCGATGAGGGGATAGGCGGAGGTGTAGCCGTCGTCTTCGCGCGATGGCGTGGCCCGGTGTGGCTCATCGGTGCTGATGCCTTTGCCAAGGGTGCAGCCAGGCGCGTGCTTGCGGATCCACTTGGCGATCGGCTTGATCTTGAAGTGAACGGTGCAGTTTCGATTGCCGGGAGCGCCGTTGGACATGCGCACAGGTATGTCAATGGAGCGGATGGGGCGCAGCAGCTCTTGGTAGAGATCTACCGGCGTGCCATCGCGGCGCCGGCGCTGCAGATCGACCCACTCAATGCCGTGATCTGCGGCATAAGGCTTTAACGCCTCAGCTATGTAGCGGATGGTGCGGGGATCTTCGGCCTGGTCTCCAACATTGGCAAACACAAAAGTGCGATACGGTATGCGGCCTTGAGCAGCTAGAACCAGGCAGGCAGTGGATTGAACGCCGCCGCCGCAGGAAAAGATGTGTGTCATCATCCGCCATGCCTTTTAAGTAACCTAGCCTGGTACACCCGCTCAGCCCAGCCACGCCTGTAGCCGCGTTGCTGCGCTAGCTGGCGGAGATCCTCCAGTGACTGCGCGGTGCCTTGCTGGCGTTTGCGTTGGCGGGCGGCCATCTCCACCAGCTCACCCTCCACCTGCTCCAGCTCGCGCACCTCAGCGGCAAACGTATGGCCGCACTCGCTGCACGCCCGGGCCTGGCTGGCCATTGCGGCGTAGCACTTCGGGCAGACCTTAACCGATGGCGCCTTCTCGCGGTCTTGCTTCTTGAGCCCATCGAGCGTCCACTCGCGCGGCTCCATGTGGTGGCCCAGCCGCAGGCAGTTGCCCACATGGTCGAGCACCACAGCCACCTTGCTGCCGGATGGCCGCAAGCACCGGCCGATCATCTGCAGGTGGAGGCCCACGCTGGCCGTTGGCCGCAGCAAGATGCAGCCGCCCACGCTCGGCACGTCCACGCCTTCACCGATCAGCGCGCAGCTGGTGAGCACCTTGATCCGCCCGGTGCCAAGGTCGCTCAGCAGCTGGCGGCGCGTGGTGGCATCCATGCTGCCGTCGATGCTGGCGGCAGCAATGCCGCTGGCATTAAACAACGCCGCCACCGCCTCGGCATGGGCAACGCTGCAGCAGAACGCGATGGCGGTCTGCCCGCTCAGGTGCTGCCGGTAGTGGCTAACGCAGTCGCCATGAATCGCGCGCACCTGCTGCTCCGCGTCGCGCTGATCAAAGTCACCCATCCGTTTGCGCATCCCGGCAGCGCTGAAGCCCGGAGGTGCCAGCACCCGGGCAGCCGCCAGGTAGCCGTTATCGGTCAACCACTGCGCGCTCGGGCCTTCGACCATGGCCTGGTAATGCTCGCCAAGGCCGCGGCCATCACCGCGGATTGGCGTTGCTGTCACACCCAGCAGCTTGGCAGTGTTGAAGTGCTCCACCACTGCCGCCCACGTTTTAGTTGTGGTGTGGTGGGCCTCGTCCACCACGATCAGCTGAAACATGTCCCGCGGCAGCCGGTGCAGTCGCCGCGCCACGGTTTGCACGCTGGCCACCTGCACCGCATGGCTCAGGTCCATGGCGCGATTGGCGGCGATGATGCCATGGTGCATTGGCAGGCTCCGACTGGCCTGGTCCAGCAGCTCCGCGCGATGCACAAGGATCAGCACTCGATTGCCTTTGCGGCTGGCGGCATCGGCGATGTAGGCAAAGCACACGGTCTTGCCACCGCCAGTGGGCAGCACCGCCAGCACGCTGCGCTTGCCCAGCTGGTACTGCAAGCGGATGTCAATCACCAGCTGTTGCTGGTAGGGGCGGAGGTTAATCATTCACATGTACTCCATAGCGATTAAATGACTCGCGAGTGCGGTGAATAGCTGAATGGCATTCAGTGCAAAGAATCTGTATGTTGTCGCGCAAATCTGCGCCGCCATGTTGCGCTTCGATAATGTGATGAGCTTGTAAAACCAGTGCTGGTCTAAGCGACTTTAGTAGTTCACGACTACGAAGGCATGTCCAGCAAAAATCACGCATCTGATCCGGAACTAAATCAAAAAGTTCTGGATTGACCTTGCGTCGAAGTGTTTTCTGTTCTGATGGTTTGGCAATCCACGCATGACCGTGAACAGCACAGCGTATTTCACCGTAATGCTGAAGTTCAGGTCGAAGTCTAAATGGACTATCAGCCCCGCATTTAGGGCAAGGCATGGTCTCTGTTGATGCGAAGAGGTTCATAACTGCATCCAGTTGTCTTTCTCATCATCATCGCTTTCTTCAAGTTCAACGGTGATTGCTTCATATTTGCTCGCGTCATCCCATGGCGGTTCAGGAATGTTTGCTTTTTTTAATATGTCAGTCCAATCCATAGTCCTCCAGGCAAGTAATTAGCCCGTCAAAGTCCTCACTTGCTGGCAAGACAGTGGTCAACATATCAACCAAATCGCTGCCGTAGTCTTCGCGTAAACTATCAAGATAGTCTTCGCGGTCGGTATAGCCATTGTCGGTGTAGATGCTCATGACTCAGCCTCGTACCCATCAAACCAGGGGCCATAAGTCTTGGTATAGCGGCATGCCTTAGAGGATGTGCATGTGCTGCTGCTGGTCTCAGGGTTCTTGCAATGTGCTTGAGCTTGTTCAAGGGTCAAGCCACGCTGCATCACACGATTGCTGTGGTGCATGCGGAAGCGAATGATTTTGTAGGTGGTCATGCTGGGGAATGCCCGGTTGACATTGCCACTGTACACCATGGTCAGCCCTGTGCATGCCTTGTTACAAAATGTCACACTCGTTGACTTTGTATCCCAACCGGATACAGTGTGTTGGCATTGAAACCAGCATGGCTTTATCACAGCCCATTGCCATCCGTCTCACAACAGCCCAGCAGCACTGGCTTGACACCTGGCGCGGTGATCGCATGTCTCGTGGCACTGCCATCAGACTGCTGCTGCAGCAGTCCATGGAGCTCAATAGCCGCAGCCTGCTGCAGGCAGCCGGGCGTCATGAGTCATGAGCAGCGATCTACTCGGGCAGCTCGCAGCACTGCCGCGCCATTGGTCCTATGTAGCAGTTGACGGCCAGAAGCGTCCATACATGGACAACTGGCAAAAAGAGTTCATCACCCGCGCCAAGCTGGGGAAGGAACTTAAATCGGGTCGCGCTAAGGCCATCGGCGTCTGCTGCGGCACACCTAGCGGCGGACTGCTATTCGTCGATCATGATGGCAAATCCGCCTCGCGGTTGTTTGATGACTGGGGCATCCCGGTTAGCTCGTTGCCTTCGTCATGGACAGTTACCAGTGGCCGCGACGGGCGATTTCAGATCATCTACCAAGTGCCGAAAAGTTACTGGGCAGAAATCCGCACCCGCAGATATAAGACCGGCGTCGCTGATGCTGAAGGCAAGCCCGAGCAAGTCGAACTGCGCTGGGATGGATGCCAGTCCATCGTTGCCGGCGCACACCCGCTTACATCTGGCTATAGCTGGGTGCCTGGTCGCGCACCAGGGGATTTAGGCATTGCTGAGGCGCCAGCAGACCTGATCGCACGGATGCTACGGCAGCAGCAGCAGCCAACATTGCCACTAGTAACTGCTGCCGCAAGTGATGATACCGCCAGAGCGCGGTCGTACCTTGAAGCACTTCAGCCTAGCCGTGCTGATGACTATGACGAGTGGCTTGAAGTGGGCATGGCGCTGCACAGCGTTGATGATGCACTGCTGGCGGATTGGATCACATGGTCTGCGCAATCCTCCAAGTTCAAGCCCGGTGACTGCGAGCACAAGTGGCGCGGGTTCAAGTCAGGCGGTGGCATTACCCTCGGCACTCTTGGCCAGCTAGCCAAGCAAGATGGCTGGCGTGGGCGGCAGCAACTGGAGCCTGCCCGCCGTGAGCGGCCTGCAAGCAAGCAGCCGCCATCAGCGGTGAACCCGCAGTTGCAGCCGATGAATGCTGCAGAACTGCTCAACCTGCTACGGCACGGCGGCAGCAGTTACCGCTACAACACCTTCACTCAACGCATTGAGGTGGATAACGCACCCATTGAAGGTGCCGAGCGTTTTTACCTCACCCTGGCTGAGATGGGTTACAAGGTCTCCAAAGAAGTAGCCCTGGACTGCATTGTGCAGGTGGCCAACGAGTCGCCATATGATCCGGTTGTCGAGTACCTCGACCGCGTTGCAGCCACGGTGGCACCTGCCTACATCGAAGCACTGGCTACTGCATATTTGCGACCAGCAGATACACCAGGAACCATCTATGACGAAATGCTAAAGCGTACGCTGATCGGTGCTGTAGCCCGTGCTTACAACCCTGGCTGCAAACACGATACTGCTTGCGTGATTATGGGTGATCAGGGTGCTTACAAATCTTCCTTTTGGGCATGCCTTGGCCATGACTTTTTTAGTGATGCCTTAGGTGACATCAGCAGCAAGGATGATCTCATGGTGTTGCATAGGTCATGGATTATGGAGTGGGCAGAGCTTGACCATGTAACCAATCGCAAACATGCAGGCCAAGTCAAAGCGTTTCTATCGTCGGCTATTGATATGTTCCGCGTGCCATATGGTAAGGCCACTGAGGCATTTCCAAGGCGTGGAATCATCGTCGGCACAACTAACCGAACCACTGGCTTTTTGGTTGATGAAACTGGTAACCGCCGCTTCTGGGTGATACCAACAACCAAGACACAAACTGACCAGATTGACACCGCCGCGCTATTACTGGAGCGCGATGCAATATGGTCTGCTGCTGTTGCTGCATACCGTGCAGGTAAGACCAGCAGACTGCCTGCACACTATGAAATCAAACTTGCAGATGAAAACGACTCATATGTGATCGATAACCCTTGGCAGGCGGAAATTGAAGCATGGTTGCGTAAACATGGAGACATGGATTTGACCACTGAAAAGATACTGACTGAGGCCATCAAAAAGCCTGTGGAACGGCAGACCAGGGCTGACCAAATGCAGGTTGCAGATGTGCTCAAGCGGCTTGGATTCAAGCGGTACCGCAGCGGAGCAGGGTCAAGCAGGGCATACGTCTACCGGAGGTAGACCCTACCTGAGGTAGGGTCACACCCTACCTCAGTTTGTGTGAAATCCCAGTGCTGGTGCGGGGTTTTGGCGTTTTGCCCTACCTGCCCTACGCCCTACCTCCTGCTGAGACTTTCCCCACGTTCCCTTTCCTTCCCTTCCCTTTCTTTATTTGTCTATATAGGTAGGGTAGGTAGGGTAGGTAGGGAAACCCCAGTGGTGGCAACGGGTTTGAGCTGCCCTACCTATGCCCTACCTTGCATTGAGGTAGGGCACAGCCGTATGGTGCTTGTCATGAGAGAAATCAAAGTTCGCTTTGAACCCGCTGACCTGATGGTGCTTGACCAGCAGGCAGCAGTCCTAGGCGTCAGCCGCAGCGAGTTGATCCGGATCCGAGCACTTGTTTCAAATTGTCAACACAGCCTTGATGTGGCTGGCTATCACCGATTAGTGTCTGACGCGCTAGCCAGTGTGCGCGGGAACATCCCAAGGCGCATGGTGGAGCAGCTTGTTGCTTATGTCATCACATGGATCTCATCAACATCACAGCCAAGCAGCGACCCGTAATCGATCGCCTTCATGACGCGATGGAGCATGCACTTGCATACGCTGCTGCCATCCGCGATAACGCACAAGATGACCAGCAGCCCATCCCTGCTGAACTGGTCGCATCATTTGCCGCTGATTACGAGCAAATTGTTTCAATCCTTACCGATGCCGCCACATGAAACTCATCACCTCGCAAGCTGATCTCAGTCATGCGCTACGCACTATCGCCCCGGCTGTTGGTACCGGCAACAGCCATCCCATTCTGAACTGCTGTTTGATCGCTGCTGATGGCGCAACTATGACCGTCACCGGCTTCAACCTGAACCTTGGCATCACGGTGTCCGCTCAGGCATTCGTAGACATACCTGGCACCGTGGCACTGCCATATCGACTACTGGCAGGGCTTGTGAGCCGCATGGACGATGGCGAGCCTGTAACGCTCTCAGACGGCACTGTGAGCGCCTCCAGCGGCTCCTATGGGCTTGCTGTGCAAGACGCAGCCGATTACCCAGCGATGCCTGCTGTAGATGCCCCCAGCGCCGAGCTGGACCTAACTGCTGGCGTGCGTGCCTGTATGGCGGCCGTCAGTGCCGATGCCAGCAAGCAGATTCTGCAAGGAATCCACATGGCAGCCGGATTCATGGAGGCCACCGATGGCCATCGACTTATGCGTGTGCCCGTAGCATTGCCTGATGGCATCGATCTGGTGCTACCAGCTAGCACGATGAAGCTTCTGCAAGATCGCGTCGTCGGTATTGCAGCTGCAGCCGGTCAGGCTGTGATTGACGCAGGTGATGGCATCACTATCTACAGCCGCATCCTTGACGGTAAATACCCAGACGTGGCAGCGCTAGTGCCACCCAGTTTTAAGCACACGATCACCGTCGACCGGTATCGTTTCGCTCGTTGCTTGGAGCGTGTCGCACTCATCGCGGAAGCTCACAACTCCGTCGTCAAACTCACTGCCGGATCAGGTGCTCTGGCCATCACCGCTGAAGCTGATTCTAGCAACGGCAAGGAGCTGATCACCTACGAAGGCACAGCCGCAGGGTCGTGGGCATTGAACGTGCGTTACTTGCTCGATGGCTTAAAGTCCATGCGTCAAGCTGACACTGTTACACTGTCGGCCAATAGTGAAACCACTCCTTTGGTATTGCGTCCATCAGATCAACCCGCTATGACTTACCTCGTCATGCCCGTGCAGGTGAGATCATGACCTCCATCAAGGATCTCAAGTCCGACCATAAAAACGCCCGCAAGCGTACAGACCGCTCAGCAAAACTGATCGCTGAATCGCTGCAGCGTTACGGTGCAGCACGCAGCATCGTCATTGATGAGGACAACCGCATCCTGGCCGGTAATGGCACCATCGAAGGCGCCAGGGCAGCAGGTATCAAAAATGTTCGCGTCATCGAAACCGATGGCACCGAGATCATCGCCGTCAAGCGCACCGGCCTAACCGAAGACGAAAAGATCGGTCTTGCTTTGGCTGACAACCGCACCAGCGACTTGTCAGATTGGGACAAGGACATGCTGCAGCAACTTACAGAGCAGCATGACGTTGCTCCATGGTTTGATGAAGATGATCTTGCCAAGCTAGGCATTGAGTCACCTACGTTTGATCCAGCAGAAGATGAAGATCAAGGACAACTAGATAGGCTTGATAAAAAGGAAATTGACTGCGTTTGCCCTAACTGCGGCCATGAGTTCATCAAGCAAATCTGATCTCAAGGTTGACTGGGCTTCTCATGAAGCCGCAAAGTTTGCCTGCGAAAACTGGCACTACAGTCAATGCCTGCCAGTTGGCAAACTCGTCAAGGTTGGCGCTTGGGAAGATGGCAAGTACATAGGCTGTGTCATTTTTGGCCGTGGCGCTAATCACAACATGCTCAAGCCATTTGGCCTTACCCAAGACCAAGGATGTGAGTTAGTGCGTGTAGCGCTCAAGTCACACAAAACGCCAGTGTCACGCATTTTATCTATAGCTTTAAAGTTTCTCAAGCAAAAATGCCCTGAGTTGCGTCTTGTTGTTAGTTACGCCGACGCAGATCAAGATCATCACGGTGGTATTTACCAAGCAACAAATTGGATATATGATGGCTTAAAAAATCAAAACACAATGGGTGCTTTTATTGTTAAAGGCAAAAAAATGCACCCAAAAAGCGTCCACTCAAAAGGCGTTAAACAAACGCTATCTGAAGTGCGCAAATACTTGGATCCAAATGCTACAGTTTTTTACACGCAAGGCAAACACCGTTACCTAATGCCATTGGACGCAAAAATGCGTGCTAAGATTGAACCGTTGGCTCAGCCATACCCCAAGCGCGCGAAGCAGGCGACTCCCGAGACCATCGGTGAGGCGGCGGAGCATCACCGACCCGCGCGCTCCAATTCACTGCCCGAGGAAACCTAATGGGCGCCCCTCGCGGTCCAAAAAAAGAAACCCTAGAGCGTGCTGAACGCTTTGCGCGCATCATCGCTAGCGGGGGTCGGCGTTCAGATTGCATCCGCTACGCACGGGAAAACTGGGGGGTTAAGGATGACGCCTGCGATCTTTACCTGCGCATTGCACGCGACAAGTTAAAAGCTGACTGGGATATTGAACGCCCACAAATGGTCGCTGATCTGCTAAGTCAGTGCAGCACACTGCAAATGGAAGCCAGGCGTGCTGGTCAATATCACATCGCCCTTGGCGCAATCAATACCGCAGCCAGATTGGCGCAGCTTTGCTCGTGAGCATTCTTGCAGCAGCACGTGAAGGGCACGTGTTGCAGCAACTGAACCATGGCGGTGAGGTTAGCAACATCCCTGCATTGTTAGCCCGCATCCGCAGCGACCTCCACCCTGGGCAGCTTGCATTTGTAGATGACACCGCAACGCAGATCCTTGGTATCAGCGCTGGCTATGGCGCTGGCAAGACCAGGGCACTATGCGCCAAGGCGGTGATGCTGGCCGCGGCCAATCAAGGCTTCATCGGCTGCGTGATGGAGCCGACCGGGCCACTGATCCGGGACATTTGGCAGACGGACTTTGAGGCGTTCCTTGAGGCGTACGACATCCCGTACACATTTCGCGCATCACCGCTGCCGGAGTACATGCTGCACCTGCCAGGCGGTGACACCAAGATCCTTTGCCGCAGCTTTGAGAACTGGAGCCGCATCATCGGTCTCAACCTTGCATGGGTGCTGGCTGATGAGATCGACACCGTAACGCCAAGCATTGCTAACAAGGCATTCCCTAAGATCCTCGGCCGCTTGCGCTCGGGCAATGTGCGGCAGTTTGGCGCGGCATCAACGCCAGAAGGGTTCCGGTGGATGTGGAACACATTCGGCAGCGACGAGGCAAGGCAGCGCCCAGACCGGCAGCTAATCAAAATGCGCACGGCAGACAATCCGCATCTGCCGCCAGACTTCATCGAACGGCTGCAGGCGAACTACGACCCGAGCCTGCTGCGGGCGTACCTCGACGGCGAGTTCGTCAACCTGACAACTGGGCAGGTGTATGAC